TAATATATACATCAGCAGCAACTCAACCAAACAGTGGTGAAACATGTCATCATTGCTTAGTTTGTGGTGGTAACCATGATGGGTTAGGTACCAAAACAGTGTGTGAATATGATGGAAAAGGTATTGCAGTGGTTAAAACTGCTAGTGTCTTAACTAATCATACAAACCCATTCCTTATATATGGTAGAGCAGCTAAAAAGGAAGCACCGTGTAATTGTAGAGGATGTGCTGGGCCAGGTGATAACCTAGGTAATGAAACTGTTTGTAGCTTTAGTGGTAGAACTAGCCCGCAAACAGAAGTTAATTATAAATTAGATGTATTCGATAACGCATTAGGTTTTAGAATTACTGATGATGGCAGAATCGGGTATAGATTATTGTCATTTACTGGTCGTTGTGAGATGAACAGCTTTGGTGAGGAAGTTTATGTTAGTGGTGTTACGGTTGAAGAGGGTTACTCTGACGCTGGAATGGTTAATCCAGATGTTTGGTCATATGTGGTTATTAAATTTGCAACTGATTACAAAGATGATTGTGATTTAGAGGTTGCTAAACCTAGAAAGGGTAGGTTGATGTTCTATATCAATGGTAAATTAAAATATATTGTTGACGAATTTGATGAATTTGTTGCTAGACGTTTGAATGAATTTAAAGACAAGCAAGTTGGTGTGCCATTTAATATTAGTTTAGGTGGTGGTAGCCAAGGTTTGATTGAATCACAAACATTTGATGGTAGGGACCCTAATGACGCTGGATTATATATCGAGCAAAATTTTGCTGGTACATTTATCGGTGGTATTTCTCAATTCAAATTTAATATCTGTAATTTAACTTATTGCGACATACAAAATAACTTTATGGCTGACGCTGTAAGATATGGTTTAATAGACGATGACTTACTATTGTTAGAGGATGGGTTTTTGATGTTGTTGGAAGACGGTGAAGGTATGAGATAAAATAAAATAAAAATATCTAGTTTTAAACTATTTTAGTGTTGGCTACGATATTTATATAAAAGCAAGTAAAAAGATGGCAAATAAAAAGATAAGTGCATTAAATGTTAACACTAATCCTACTATGGATGATGTGTTTCCAGTTGTAAATAACGGAGAAACCAAAAAGTTATCACTTAGTGGTCTTACTGATTTTATCGCACCTTACATTGAAGAATTTAGTGTTTTACCAGTAATTGGTTTTATCGTGTCACCAAATTCAATAAATCAAGATGTTAACTTGCCAGAAGAATCGACTGTAAGATATTTCGGTCCATTAACAATGGGTTCTGGTTATAATTTGAATGTTCCATTGACAACAACACTAATAATATTATAAACAAAAAACAAAAATATAAACTATGAGTACAATTAACGTAAACAATGTGATGCCAGTTACTGGGGATACAGTAAACATAAATGGAGTAATAATAACAAATGGTGTATTATCGGCAACTACATATGAAAATATCCCAGCCGCAAACTTTACAGGTGGAACTGTTGATGGATTTTCAGACTTTACTAGTGGGTTAAACGCTACTACGGTTTCAGCAACAACATTTTATGGTGATGGTTCACAACTTACAGGAATTTCTGGTGGTACTAATAGTATCATAACGGTAAGTGTTTCGGAGTTAAACTCTTTGATTTCTGGTAATACTTTAGTTGCTGGTTCAACTTATGAGATAACTGGTGTTGACATTAATTTATATAGTGGAAACACTATTTTTTTACAAGCAATAACAACAAATGAGTTAGCCGACACTGGAAATGGTCTTTTCTTTAACCCGAAATATAATGATGACACTGTTTGGTCAAACATGATTAGTTTTGATATATTTGACATAGTTGGTAAGTTTCAGTATGATGAAATCGTTATTTCAAACACAAACGCATTTGGTATATTAAGAACTTATGGTATGGTTGAATGGTTGTCTGGTGATTGGACTAGTGCTACAACAATTACTGGTGTTTCCAGTACGGCTCAAGCAGCTATCGAGGACATTATGTTTTCTTTTTACTCATTGGGTGACACAGTTATTTGGGGTGGTAAAAAATGGGTTAACGTTAGCGGTAATACTATTGTTGTAACTGACGAAGTTTTGGGCACTGGTAATAGTGCTAGTTTATCTTTTAATTTTACTTTAGCAAATAAACCAGTAACCGTTGGTTCATTTACATTAACTGATGGGGTGGAAACTTTTACAGCTGATACTCTTGGTAACATGACTGGTGATTTAGGTGGTAGTGGTACGATAATGTATTTAAACGGTGATTTAGCGGTTAATTTTAATAGTCCAGTCATAAGTGGTTCACAAATAACAGCTTCATATATTAGTAATAATATCGGAGAAGCTATTAATGATTACACTCTTAGCAGTATTTGGGAACCAATTCCATTTAATGATGTGGATTATAATGTTGTCTTGGATGAGATAAAATACGATGTGGTACATGATATGATTACATCTAGAAAAGATAGATTTAATAATGATGTTACATGTAGTTACCAAAGTATTTTGGAGTTAGCAGATGATTTGGGTAACCCTATCAAAGATTTTCAATGGGGTAATTCTATAGATAATTGGGGTTATACCTCTGGTTTATACTTTTTTTCTGATGCTATTGATTCGAATAACGGTATTAACGATGGTGGTGATGATATGTATGATGGTGCTAATGAAATATATACCGATTTAGGTAATGTACCTTACACACACACTAGATTAACCGTGGAACCAGATGGTGGTTCGCCAGCTTATTTGTTTAACAAAGATGGTGTTGTGGTTTCTGGTGATACTTATTTTGGTACTGGTTCTGAATATTTTACGAATCTTTATCCTGGTTTATTTGTGTTACACGCAAATGCTGTGGACATTAGTGAATTCACAATTGATGGGAACATTGGTGCGGATGGTGATGGTTCATATGAAGTAGATGAGTACGTTTTGACTGGGTTTTCAACAAACTATAAAGTGTTTGTTAAGAAAGTTTATGATTCTGGCGACCCGTCCATCAATCACATAATGATTGTTGATACGGATGATGCTAATATTGTGCATGATTATGATACATCAACTGGAGATGATTATGATAGAATATCTAATTTAAGTGGTGTCACAAAAGTTTATTATTTGTTAACATCAACATATCCAGGCCTTGGTTACATCACAAAAATAAAAATAGATGAAATAGTAACCACGTTCCTTACAATTGTTGATGGTCGTCCGACAATTGCGGATGTGTTAACTGCGTTAAATGATAATTACGAAACAATAACAAATTTGTTACCCGTTGCTAGCACTACAGAATATCGTGGTATTAATGGTAACCATGTTAATGATAGTTATTTGGGTTGTTTAAATTTTAACGGTGGTTATATTTGGAATAATAATTTAACACAAAAAAGTTATATAGCGTTTAACACTTTTAGTCGTGATTTTTACGGTGTTAGTCGTATAGCAAATAATGATTTAACTGGTCAGTCTTATATTATTGGTAACTTCATGTCAAATAGTTCATCAATTTACAATAACCATTTAAACCATTTTTCATATATTGAAAATAATAGATTTAATGCTAATTGTGATATCGAAGAGTGTCAGTTAGATAGTAACTCTTACATTTCGAATAATCGTTTTTATTCTAACAATGACATTCGAAAAACTCAGTTGACTTTAAGTAGTGGTGTTTATGATAATACGATGATTAACTCTACTGTTAGTAGCTTTATTTTAAGTTCTTCTGGGAGTTTTGGATATAATAATTGTACTGATGCTAATTTTAACTATAATTCTATTAGTCAAGATAGTTCGATTGTTGGTAATTCAATGTTTAATGTCAACCTTTCTCTTAATAATTTAATAATTAATTCTAGAATTAATGACAATAACTTTAGCGGGTGCAGTGTTAGTAATAACATTTTATCAAATAGTTATATTAATTTTAATATAATTAATGCTATTAATTTTGGTAATAATGCTAGCATGAATAGTAACGTAATGGGTTTATCATCAATTAATAGTAATATATTAATTGGTGGTGGTAATACTATTTCTTTTAATAATTTAAGTTCTGAATCATCAATTGTTAATAACGATTTGGGTTCGGGTAGTGGTATTTTTAAAAATGAGTTGTCAACGACATCGGTTATCGATAATAATAATTTACCAACGCAAGGATACATCAAGAATAACACTTTAGATAATAGTTCTGTTATTATTAATGGTACTTTTGATTTAAACGCTAGAGTTGAGTATTGTAAACTTTCAAATAATTCAGTTTTTAATTTAGCCGATACACCGAATATTACACAGACAATTAGATTTATCGATGCAAATAGTGGTAGTTTAAGTGGTGATTTAACTAGTGCAACAAATGTTTATTCGGTTGCTGGTAAAACATTAATGAATAATGCTAGTGATGTACCAGCATTGATATTTATCGATGGAGGTAACGTACAACAAATTGTTGCAGTAAATAGTTAATAATTAAAACTAAAGGTTGCAAACATAATAAAAAAAATTTTTAAAAAACTATGAATAATTTAATACTTAGAACAACAAACAGTCCGTATGGTGATATAAACAAAGGCAGTGTTTTAGCTCAATCTGAGCTTGACGGGAACTTTGTTTCATTAAAAGGTGAAGTAATCTATACTAGCACAACAAATAATGATTTGGTTACATTTACAAAATACAATGGTGAGTCATTTACATTTTCAATTGGTACTGATTGTGTTTTTATTACTTATTCAGAGTTTTATGATTTAATTCAAGAAGAAAAATTGGTCCCACATGAATTTTATCAAATTACTGATTTTCAAACGGTTCTTGATGTTCCAGATTTTAATGTAGATGGAGGTCCTAAACTTGAGGTTTCGGTTGGTTATGGTGATGTAAGTCCGATAATTGTTTATGCTACTAGTGATAGTACTATTGATTCATACGCTTACCAACCAGAATTCCCTAATGATAAAATAACTTATGATTGGTCGTTTACTGAAACTGAAAATACTGGAACACCAGCTTTTGGTCGAATAAGTGAAAGAATTGATTCTAATGGAAATAGAACTGATTACGACCATGAGTCGGTTTATTTTATTAGATATGAATCGTATGATAAAGGAATTTTATTAACTGGTGTTATCAGAGATATTGATGGTGTTAATGGTGTTCTTAGTGGTGATGGATGTTCTTTTAATAGTGAAATTATTGTTAACGAACCAATAATATTAAACACAAAGTATTACCTAGGATTTGATTTATCAGTAAATGTGATAGCAATAATTGATGATAACACTTTGTTATTTGATACTACACCAGATTATCAAATACTTATTAATGGTGTATCATTTGAGGCTTATTTATCGGTACATACTGGAATTTTTGATAGATACAAAGAATTTTATATCGGTCAAAAATCTGACGGGAATTATACTCAAGTAGCAACATTTCAAAGCGGTTGTAAAAATACATATGTGGGTGATTTTGTTAAATTTTGGCAAGATTATGGTCAGACTTTTTTATTATCAAACAATGTTTTTAGTTATAATTGTAGTTCAAATATTTTAGGGGATATTACATTTAATAACACATTTGGTGATGATTTTAACAATAATAAATGCGGTAGATATATGGTAGGAAACACGTTTAATACTAGTGTTGTTTCAAACATCATTATTGGTGGGTTTGTTAATAACATAGTTGGTACTAATTTTACTAACAATATTATTTGGGAAGGTTTTGAAGGTAATATAATTGGTTCTTCTTTTAGATTAAATGAAATAAAAAATAAGTGTTATGGTAATATTTTTGGAGATGAATTTTCTGAAAATAAAATCGGTTCGGAGTGTATTCAAAACATTATTGGCCCTTCCTTTCGTGAAAATATTATAGGGCGTAGATTTACTAATAATATAATAGAAGATAGTTTTACAAACAACACTATTGGTAATTCATGTTATAACAACACTATTGGATATAAATTTTATGGTAATAATATTGGTGATGCTTTTCACGATAATATTATTGCTCATGATTCATATGGAAATACAATTGGTGATTCATTTTATGAAAATTCTATTGGTTATAAATTTTCCAATAATACAATTGGTAATTCATTTTATTTAAACACTATTGGTGATGATTTTACTAGTAACATTACTTCTAGGTATTTTCATGAGAATATAATCGATAATGGTTTCACAAAAAATCAAATATTAAATGTTTTTTATGGTAATAAAATGAAAAAAGATTTTCAATCAAATATTGTTTATTCACAAGTTTTTAGTATCGATTTTTCAACTAGTGGTTATGTTTACCAACCATTTACCTGTGAAATTATAGCAAATTCAATTGGTGATAATAGATTACGTTACACAGACCCTTTGGATACTTTAAAATATGTTGCAATTACAGATTAATAAATAACTAAACACATGGAATTTCACATAAATAAAAACTCAACGTTACCAAAACTAAAACTTGAACTAATCAGAGATGGTAGAAATGATTTTCAAAAGTTTCACGATAAGGTTCAAAACGCAAACATCACATTTACTATGACTGATGTTATCACTGGTGTTAAGAAAATAGCAAAGAGACCAGCTGGTATCGAACAAGTTGTACCTGTTAGTGATTGTGTTGGTGATGAATTTTATTTGGTTTACCAATTTAACGAAAAAGAAACTGGTGTTGCTGCTAGATATGTTGCCCAATTCGAGATAGACTTCTTGGACGGGTCTGGAACACTTATTGTCCCAATTAGAGAAGAGTTATTCGTAAATGTTTTAGACGGTTCGATAAAAAAGTAACCGTTTACTTGCATCTTCAATAAAATAATAGTAACTTTGTAACATACAAAGTTAAAAATTTTTATTCAAAATTACTTGTCTAAATTGATTTAATATAGTACCTTTGTAAAAAATAAAGTACAATGAGTCAAACAAAGACAAAAGTCGATAATGAGATTATCGAACAATTTTTGCAAGGGACAGACCCTCAAAAATACATCGTTGCTATCGAAGCTACTTATGATAAACCAATCGTTACGTTGGTTATCAACGATAAAGAAACCAACACAAAAAGATTAGAGGAACACACCTATAAACCATTTTTATGGTTTAAAGAGGATGTGTCATCTATGATTTATGGTGGTAAACGCCTTAAAATCATAGAGGAATGTGCTAACTATGGTGTTAAAATAACTAAACTTAGAACCAGTGATGATGAAGGTAATTCACCTTTAAGATTAGAGAACGGTTATAAGTTCATGGCTACCTGTTCAAGGTCATATAATGACTTGGTTAACTTTTTTAAACATGGTGGTGTTGATGTATTCAACAAAGAGTATTCAAAAAATTTCGTGATGTTCAGTCCAACCGAACAATACCTTATCCAAAGTGGTAAGCGTTTGTTTAAAGGTATGGATGATTACGATGATGTCCATAGATTTCAATTTGACTTGGAGACGGAAGGTTTATTTGCTAGCAAACATGCAATCTTCCAAATCGGTGTTAGAGATAATCGAGGGTTTGAGGGTGTGATGGAAACCAAAGGTGAGGATGGTTACGCAAGACGTGATAGTGAAAGAGAAAACATCGCTAAATTCTTTCAAGTAATTGATGCAATCCAACCAGACATTATAACTGGTTACAACTCAGAAAACTTTGACTGGCCTTTCTTATTTGAACGTGCTGCTAGGTTATCTATTCCAATCACGGAATTGGCGATTACATTAAATAGAATCTCTAAGATTAAACGTAAACCAGCATCACTTAAATTAGGTGGTGAAACAGAGGTTTATAATCAAACACACATGTATGGTTACAACATCATGGATATTTCACATGCTGTACGTAGAGCAATGGCAATTAACTCTGAGATTAAATCTTGGGGTTTGAAGTACATTACACAATATTCTGAAATCGCTAAACCTAACAGGGTTTATGTTCCTGGCGATAAGATTAACTCAACATGGGCTGACAAGGTTAATAAATACGCTTTCAATGATGATAATGGTGATTGGTATAAAATAACTGAAACAAACGAATTAAAGGAAGGGTACAAAACAGTAAAAGGTGATTATATCGTACAGAGATATCTTTGTGATGACCTTTGGGAAACTGAACAAATTGATAATATATTCAACCAAGCTAGTTTCCTTATCGCTAAAATGCTTCCGACTACATTTATGCGTAGTTCAACCATGGGTACTGCTGGTCAGTGGAAACTTATCATGGCCGCATGGTCATACGAGAATGGATTAGCTATCCCAGAAACACAATCTAAACGTGAATTTACTGGTGGTCTTTCTCGTCTATTAGAAGTTGGTTACGCTAGAAATGTTGTGAAGCTGGATTACGCTGCTCTTTACCCTAAAACACAGCTTACTCACAATATCTTCCCAGACTTAGATATCAGTGGTGTAATGGAAGGAATGCTTACCTATGTGGTTGATACACGTGATAAGTTTAAGTTTTTAAACGGAAAAGAAAAGAAGACAGTAAAGGCTTTGGAGAAACGTTTAAAGGAAGAAACACTTACACCTAGTGAGAAAGAAGTTTTAACAAAACAAATCTATGACCATAAAGCAATGGCTAACTTATACGATAAGAAACAGTTACCGCTTAAGATTCTAGCTAACTCTTGGTTTGGTTCGTATGGTGCACCTTATATCTTTAACTGGGGTGATACCGATTCAGCTGAAGAGACAACATGTCGTGGTCGTCAGTATTTAAGACTAATGGTAAAACACTTTACAGAAACTCACGGGTTCCGTGCTCTTGTTGGTGATACCGATGGTTTCAACTTCTCGTTCCCAGACAACGTTAACGACATTAAGTATGTTGCTAAAGGTACGCATTGGAAAACAACTGATGATGCTGGTAAAGAGCTTTCTGGTTTGGATGCTGTATTGGCTGAGTTCAACGAAAACTACATGGAAGGTCGTATGGGGTTAGATATCGATGATATTTGTAATTCTACAATCAACTTCGCTAGAAAGAACTACGCTAATGATATTGGTGGTAAGATTAAATTGGTTGGTAACTCGGTGAAGTCTAAAAAGATGTCAGTTTACATTGAAGATTTCTTGGGTAAAGCAATCCGTATGTTATTGGATGGTGATGGTCACTCATTTATCAACTATTATCATGAGTACGTAGATAAGATTTACAACTATCAAATCCCGCTAGTTAAGATAGCATCTAAAGCTAGAGTTAAGATTAGTATCGCTGATTATAAAAAGAAAGCCACTATGAAAAACAAGGCTGGTAACCCAATGCCTAAACAAGCACACATGGAGTTGGCGATGAGAGATGCTGTGGATGTTACTTTAGGTGATACATTGTACTATGTTAATACGGGTACTGCGAAATCACACGGTGATTTGAAGAGTGAGAAAAATAAAGAAACTGGTCTAACGACTGTTACACTTAATTGTAAATCAATCAATCCAGATACTGTAGAACGTGATTTTGAATTAATCAAAGAGTTAGAAATGCTTAAAAAATCTTTGGTTGCTATGGAGTCAGAAGAAGAACTGGATATGAATGCATTTGCTAGTATCGGTGAGCGTATTTTAGATATAGAAAATTCTTTATCAACTGATGAGTATAACGTTGCTCGTTATTTAGATAACTTCAACAAAAAAGTTAAACCGTTATTGGTTTGTTTCGATAAAGATATTCGTGATAGAATTCTTTTAGATATCGTTAAGGTTAAGGATAAAGAAACTAAGAAAGTGACTGAAAAATTAAAAGATAGAGTTATCTTTACAAAAGCTGAGTGTGAATTGGTTTCTGGTATTCCGTTTAAAGATGGTGACCAAGATTCATACGAAGACCTTATGCGTATGGAAGATAAAGAAATCAAATTCTGGGATAAAGTTAATAAACTTCCAAATAACATGGAGCAATCAGAATGGGATGAGATTAGAGCTGATTACCACGAGCGTATGCGTATCGCTAAGTTAGAAGGTATCGCATATGAGAAAGAATCGTTAGATGAAATCTTTAAACACTTAGAAGTTAAAGAGCTTAATGCTGCCATGAAAGGTGTTTTACCAGCGGAAGTTTTTATCATGTCGGATATTCTAAATGATGGTTCTGGTAATTTGGTTTCTAGAAAATGGGGTGAAGTTCTTTGTAATTTCAACGACATATTCAAATACGAAGTACAAGCTGTTGAGCGTTACAAATACTATAAAATGGTTGGTAACGAGAACGATGATAATAGATACGAACAATGGTTAGATTATTTAGCTGAATGTAAAGTATTGACTGGTGAAACCATTTCAGAAGAATTTGAAGAAATAGAGACGCTAGAAAATAAAGATGCTGATGAGATAACTAAGAACTTGATTGAACAAGCTAGTAAAGTTGTTATCGAAGAAACCAAAGAGGTTAAAAAGAAAAAAACAACCTCAGAAGACAGTGATGATGATGATGATGAAGACGGTGACGATGAAGAATTAAAGCTAGACGATGAGTTTGACGATACGTTTGGTGAGATACCAGATGGTTATGTTGTAGACACACCAGAAGTAACCGAAGCTGAAGAACCTATCGAAAAAGTCGAAGAAGATGATTGGGGTTTTTAAATAAAAAAAGGGGCGTGAGCCCCTTTATTATTTTTAGTAAACCCAGAACCCTAAAGGTCTGAATTTTAATGATGTGTTTAAATCTGTTGCCTCTTTGGCACCTCTTTCTAATTGTGAGGTAGATGATAGTCTAAGTAGTCTAGCTTCTAATCTTTCTAGAACTGCTTTCTTTTCTTCATTACCTTCAGAGATAAGTGTTTCGTAGTCCATGGTTCTTTCAGCTTCTGGCGGTCCTACAATTCCACCGAATTTACCTCTTGTTCTACCCAACGCTCTTTTAGCTTCAGCAATAAATAACTGACGGATAAGAGTTTTTGTTGGTTCGTTAAAGTCAGCGTAATCTAATTTAGCCAGTGGAACTTGGTTTGGCATCTTAATAATATCTGGGTTATCGTTTTTACAAGCGTCTAAATTTTCTGGTGTTGTATCGTAATAGTGATACCACACTTGACAACCAGTCATATTGATTGAACTACCTACACCACCGATACCTTGACCGAATGATAGTTTAGAACCAGGAACCGACAATAAATGTAATAATTTAGTTCCATTAGGTCCAGCTGTAATTTTATGTACCAATTCACTTCTGACAATTCTGTTTTTAAGATTCATATCAGCAGCAGTTAATAATATATCAAATGCTGGTGCGATATAGTAACCCATTCGAGAAAATCCAGGTCCACCCGTTCCTACTCCACCACCTGTTTGTGCAAAACCACCACCGAATCCGTAGTCAATACCACCGTAGTTTGCTAACAATGCTTGGCTTGTTGCTGGAGGTGTAATCCAAAGAACTTCGTTAACCTCACGACCAGCTGGAATAACATAAACTTGTCTTCCCGCTTCAATCTCAACGTAATCTTTTTTAAGTTCCCATGGGCCGTTGGTTTGTAAACCAACTTGTTTTGAGTATGCGTAGGTATATTGTGTCATAAAGTCAAAGCTTCTAACACTTAGAGCAAATGCCATATCTGTTGTGTCTATGTTGTGACCCAACAAAGATTGCCATTGGTGTTCAATTAACCATTCTTGGACATATTGAGCATAGTCCTCTACTGCTATTTCTAGAAGTGTGCAAAGTTGTTCATCTAATAATTCGATTTGACGAATAGGTGCTCCCACCGAGTGTCTGAATTGACGGAACAATTTTTCTTTTTCATCTGTGCTTACTGACATAATTATTTCTTTTCTTATAAATATAAGAAAACTTTAAATTAAGCCAAAAACTTCTCAGTTAAATCAGCTGCTTCCTTAATTGTTTTGAATGAAACATTTGGAACTAACAATTGTTTACCAACTTTAATCACTGGTACTTCTTCAGCTTTTGAAATTTCCATAATCTTTTCAAACTCTTCTTTATTTTCTTCTAAATCAACATTGATGTCGATAAATTCAATTCCTTTTTCTGTTAAGAGGGTTTTTAGTTCAGTACAGTAAGGACATTCTGGGAAACCATAAATTGTAACCATATTTTATTGTATTATTAAATCATCTACCAATAAGGCAGTTATTTCATCGTCTGTTAGTTTTTTATCACCCATAATAGTTGATATCACATCTTTCTTGTTATTTAACATTGACCACATTCTAGATGATATTGTATCGTCAAATAATTGATAGTAAACATTAACGTCATTTTTTTGACCAATACGGAAAGCACGGTCTTCAGCTTGTTCGTTATTTCCTGGTACCCAATCGAATGAGTTAAAGATAACAACGGTTGCTTCGGTAAGTGTAATACCAACACCAGCTGATTTAATATTTCCAACAAATACCTTAACCTTTGGATTGTTTTGGAACGCATCCACTGATTTTTGTTTTTGAGTACTTGTCATCGGTCCATTATGTCTAACAGCTATTTTACCAAAGTGATTAGCGATTATTTCTAATTCATCAGTAAAGCTAGTGAATACAATAACCTTACGACCCATTTCGATAGCGTTTTCAACCATTTCAATAGTGTATGGGATTGCTTGATTGGCAATAAACTGTCTCAAAAGGATAAGTTCAACCAAATCTTTTTGTAACTCATTGGTTTTCTTTCCTTCTAATTTTCTTTTCTCCATATATTGTTCCCAAAGCAAGTCGTAATCTCTAAGACCTTTTTTATCTAAGATATGGTGCATAGGTGTCATTACTTTATCTGGCATATCTAACACTTCAGTCTTTAAACGTCTGATAATGGTGTTTTTTGTTTTGTTTGCCAATTCTTCTAAATTGCTTGCACCATCAGTAAGCCAGATTTGCTTTCTTTGGCCATTTTTAAGCGTTCTAAAGAACTGTCTACCGTCACAGTATCTAACTGCAAAGTATTTCCAATTGTTCGCTATAGGGGACTTAATAATCTTTAGAAGATTAAAGAAATCCATTGGTCTGTTTGCGACTGGTGTACCTGTAAGTAACCATACTTTATCAATGTTGTGTTTTGTCGATAACTCTACCATAATTTTACCACGAATACTTTCGTTGTTCTTTAGGTAGTGAGCTTCGTCAATAATTGCCAAATCAAATCCAGCTTCGGCTAATTCTCTATTCAATACAACTTCTGGTTCACCTTCTTTAGGTTTTTTACCATTATGAAGTGTGTGGAAATTTTTAAGAATATCAAAATTAATGATTGTAAATTTAGCGTCATTCCATTTTTTACCGTCAATAATTGCGGTATCCTCACAGAATACGTTAATTTCTCTTTCCCAGTTAATTTTGGTTGATGATGGGCAAACTATTAAAATTTTCTTTGCCCCACTTTCCAATGCCGCAATAATTGATTGGATAGATTTACCTAATCCCATGTCATCGGCCAATATACACCCGTTCCTAGATAATAGGAACTTAATACCTTCTTCTTGGTGTTGGTAGAGTTTCTTTCCGCTTTTAGCCAATACATCGTTATATTTTGTGAAATCAACATCTATTTTGATTGGTTCAAAGTATGGGTCATCGGTTACCTGTGTTTTTGGTAACCAATACATCTTTGATTCTTTTTGGTTTTGTTTAAGTTTGCCGTATATGTGGAAGGTTTTTTCTGTTTCAGCTAAAATAAACTCAATGAGTATTTTTTCTGGAACAAAAGATAAAGCTTCTTGTTTTTGTAATTCATCGCCTAAGTATGTCGTTATACCGACTACACGATTAACATATACTGGTTCTCTATCATGGTTGTCCATGATGTATTTTGATTGATTCTCTGTGAGTGCCAATTTTTTATTCTTTAGGAATTCCAGCTTCAATTTTATTAGGTACGGGTTGATACCCTCATAACCTTCTAGTAATGAAATTGCCGAATGTCCACGTATGTCGTCTAAGTTTATCAAATTGTTTTTATTTATCCTGGTAATTATATGTAAATATAGTAATTTCCCAAATAAAAATCAAGGGTTTATCGGATATTAATGAAAAGATAAATATTTATAATAAAAACTATGGATAACAAGAAAATAACACCAATTACACGTATTAACAAGTTTTTCTCTGAGGAGGATTTTGACTTGGAGATTTCTATGGGTAGAGAGGCTATTGAAGGTGATGGAAACTTTACTTTGATTCTGTATAGAGTTAATAGAGAGATGACTGAACACGATGACCTTTACGGTGAGGCCTCTAAGGATGGTATCAGATATTTTCCACCAGTTGAGTTAAAAGTGATTCCAATCATGGACACACCAGAAAACAAAGCTTACAACAAAGATGGTGGTTTAAGATACATGCAAGACGGTCAGTTAACATTCGGTATTTATGATGCTCAATTGAGTGAATTGGACACTGAAATTAGTTACGGTGATTACATAGGTTACCCAGTAACTGAAACTGAAATTAGATATTTTAGTGTTGTTAACGATGGGGTTAAAAACTATGACAATAAACATACCATTATGGGCTACAAGGGTGCATTTAGAACAGTTGTCTGTGCTAGTGTTGACGCTAATGAGTTCAGAGGCATGTAATTAAAAAACAATTAGATTATGGCAATGCCTAAAGGATATTTGACCGACATAAACATCAAGAATGGTAAAGTAGGTCCAGAAAGAAGACAGGAAATACTAGACGGTATAGCCGACCAAGGAACATTTTTACCAAGAGGTGTTCTGGAAGAGGATATGGACCAAAGTTTCATCGATTTCATGAATTCGGATGAAGGTCTTTCTATTAGTGTTGATGGTGCCAAAATCCCAGTTATATTTTTGACAATTCAAAGATGGACTGAGTTTAGTAAGACGTGGCAATTTTCTGACAAATACAAAAACATCGAATTACCTTTTGTAACAGTAGTTAGAAAACCAGATATCCAACAAGGTCAAAACCAAGCTGGTTTATGGAACATACCAGGAAATCGTACCTACACATACATGAAAGTCCCTACTTGGGATGGTGTTAGAAGAGGTGTTGATTTATACAAGGTGCCTCAACCGACTAGTGTTGATTTAACTTACGAGGTTAGACTTTTCACAAATAAAATGAAAGACCTTAATAAGTTCAATAGAACTGTTCAAAGAGCTTTTCAATCTAGACAATGTTACATTAACGTAAACGGTCACCCAATGCCTTTACATTTAGAAAGTATTGGTGATGAAAGTAATATCGAAGATTTCGAAAACAGAAGATTTTATGTTCAAATGTTTGAAATGAAACTTTTGGGTTACATATTAGATGAGGACGATTATGAAGTTGTGCCTACGATAAATAGAAGTGTGTTAACAATGGAAGTGGATGAAACAAAGATTAACACAGATGTTATTTTTGAACCACTTAAAAGAGGTGAAACAGCAACGTACAGTTTTGTTTGGAAGCCAAAATCAGAACCACAATTCTCATTTACAGCGTTATACGATGTTAATTTCACGCAATTGGTCGAAATACAAGATTTGACTAGAATTGTTATTTCGGTAAACGGTATCGGAGTATTTGATGGGACTGTTTTATCTAGTCCTTTGATAATCTTTGCAAATGATATTGTGACAATAAGAGTATATAAAAACTTCTTCTCAATAGGGTCGTTTAAATTAATAGGAAGCACAATTTAATGGGATACTTTTTTAACACATCAGATATTAACCAAACATTTATAATCGAACCTTTATCGATTACGGGTGGTTCACCAACACTTACAGCGTGTACGGCATTGTATACCAATGCTGTTATTTCTTGTGATGGTGACACGCAAATTTTTATGGGTACTGGTGTCATAACATTTGACGGTAATTTATATACGAATAATGATTTGACAGCTGATGTGATTAACGCTTCAACGTACTATAGTGGTGGAACAAATCTATTGAATATAATTAACAGTCAAAATATCACTGGTGGAACATTCAATAATAATTCTGACACTTTAACTCTTTATAAAACAAACGGTTCGGTTGTTAATGTCACTGGATTCACTGATTATTACACGACTGGGACAACTTTAATTGGAACTACCGCATACTTTAACAGAAACGATAAATTAAGTGCTTACACGTTGGATTTATCGTCATTTACAGCGGATACGTTTGTTACGGGTGTTACGTTCACAAATAACCAATTACTTATCGTTAAAAATGACGGAACTAGTGTTGGAACGTTTATCAATACGTTTACTGGATTGACGATTAATGGTTTGTTAAAATCAAATTCAATATCCGCTAACACTATAACGGCCAATATCGTAACTGCAACAAAATACATAGGCTTACCTATTGATGTATATGTTACTGGTGGTACTTATTCAAATGGTGTTAGTAGTTTTGTTAATAATACTGGAGGTACGTTCACAGTTAGTGGTTACACAACACCTTTTACTGGTGGTACAGTAACTGGTGACACTATTTTTACAAACGGTCTTACAGCGACAACTATTAGTGCGACTACTTACTTGGGGTTACCGATGGATATCGATGGTTATCTAGCTTTGTCTGGTGGTACTGTCAGTGGCGGTACGTTATTTACGGATGGTTTAACGGCCAATACGTTTAGTGCGACAACTTATTATGGACTACCTCTTGATATTCATACGACTGGTTTTACGTTTAACCCAGCAACGTATGATATTACAATCAAAGGTAACGATGGTGTAGATTACACACAAAACTTAGGTATTCTAGCTACTGATATGACTATTACTGGTGGTACGTACAATATCAACACTGGTGTTGTCACTTTTACCAATAATACAGGTGGTACATTTAGTGTTTCTGGTTTTAGTAGTGGTATGACGGATTCTTTTACTATTAGTGCTAATTTAAGTGGTGAAACAATTCAATTCAATAATAATCTACAGGGCCCAGATTTCTATAGTGTAAGTTTATCACCTATACTGGTTAATAAATTTAATGTTTCTGGTGGCACCGTAACTGGTGCAACTGTTTTTACAAACGGTTTAACTGCCAACACATTTAGTGCAACAACATATTATAATTTACCACAAGATGTTTATGTCACTGGGAGTAGTTTTAATACTAGTTCTAAAACATTAAGAAATACTAGAAACGACAATACAAACATAGATGTAGTTTTGCCAGTTAGAACGTTTTTAACCGCTGCTACGACAACAACAAACAATACATTACAAACAATTGACACAATAACTGGAATTACCGACAATTCAAATGTATTTATAATTAGCTACATAAATGCTTACAAAGATACAATCGATTATGGTTTTTGGAAAAGAACTCTTGCGATAAATAAAGTGTCTGGATTGGTGAGTGTTATTGGTGAGAATTCTGATTTTGATAGGATTTCTAGTGGTATGACAGCTAACTCAGTGATATATTCAGCCAACAGCGGAAATATATCGATAAGGGTTAGTGGTGAAACGGCTAAAAGTTACACATGGAAATCAAATTGGGAGATAATAAAATAATAAATTGATATTTATAAATAATAAACTAAAAACGAATGGCATCAATTAATATAAGGTCAATATCTGTAGGAGAGGTAACAATACAAAGCGGTAATGGTACTCCAAATCATATCGCAACGAAAGGGTCTGTTTATATCGACATGAGCACTGGTATCGAGTACATCAATAAAGATGGTATCGCTACATGGGCTATGTTTATCGATTCAACAACGGGTGGTAGTTTTACGGGTGGTACGGTATCTGGTGCTACATTTTTCAGTGGTGGTATTAGTGCTACCACAATATCCGCAACAACTTACTTGGGCTTACCTACTGATGTTTTTGTTAGTGGTGGTACGTTTTCTGCTGGAACCGCAAGTTTTACAAATACAACTGGTGGAACGTTTAGCATTACTGGATTTAGTACTAGCAACGCAACAGCCTTTACTGGTGGTACTGTTACTGGTGCCACTATTTTTACCAATGGATTAACAGCAAATACTATATCTGCAACGACATATTTAGGTTTACCGTTTAATAGTAGTGATTATTTACCATTGTCTGGTGGTAGTGTTTTTGGTCCAACAATTTTTAGTAGCGGTGTAACTGCTGATACTATTTCAGCTACTAGTATAAATAGAGTTGATTATGTGGTGTTTAATACTGGAACTACCATACCTGTAACTAATGCTGGTACTACATTTTTTAATAATACAGAACATTCCTTAGCCTATAATGCATCAATAAATGAGTTGGTGACCGTAAATATGGGCCAACAATTATATACTAGAGTTTATAATTCTAGTGGTAGTCAATTAGATAAAGGAACTGTTTTAAGTGTTACTGGAACTGTAAATAATCTTCCAAGCGTTATTAAAGCAATTAATAACCATAACGTTATTAGTGCTAGACCAGTAGGTTTAGCGGCTGAGAATATACCAAATAATTCAGTTGGTTTGGTGTTAAATAATGGAATTCTTAGCGGTATTACACTTAATGCGTTTAATAATGGCGATGTATTATACTTATCACCTTATAGTGCTGGTACGTATGTTGCTACTACTAGTGGTTTTCCGTTTAGTGCTAGAACAAATGAAATAGGTTATGTTATTCAAACAGGTGTAACAACTGGTAAAATTTATGTTAATATAAATAATGAAGATAGTAATTTAAGCCTTACAGATATTGAAAGAAATACCCTAGAAAGTAATCTAATATCTACTGGTACTTATGAATTTACTGGTATTACAATAAACTCACCTACAACTATTAATATAGCTCCTATGAAGGGTTGGATAGTTAGGAACACATATGGGTACGCTACTTTGCCAGATGTTATTAGTACATATTATTCTGGTGGTACTAACGTTTCCATTACTAACATTTTAACAGCTGATTCAACATATGTATTAATTAATAGTGCTAACACAATTACGCAGCAAACAACATTTCCTACACCGCAACAAAGAAGAGAAAACATATATTTGGGAAAGGTTAATCACCCAAATAGAACATCTATATTGAATATAAATAATCAAGCCGATTATGATGTATCACCTATGTCGGCTTTACGTGATTTATGGTCACCAATTAGGTTAATAAATCAAAATATATCACCATCTCCAAATGGTTCTAATTTAAGTTTTAACACTTCGGCTGGTACCGTTTGGGGTAATGGAATCAATTGGCATAATAACCAATTAAGTCCTAATAGTGTTAGTATTTCTGCTAAGACACCAGCTTCATTTTTTTATAGAACACAAACTGGTGGTACTAGTGGGTTGGTTACGGTAATTGACCCTACAAAATACGATGTAGGTGGTGTTATAACATCAGTTGGTGGTGCTGCTAGTGCCCGTGCGACTAATCAAAGAATATATTTATACCCAACAGGTGTTATAAATGTACTATACGGTCAACAATATTATGCAAATTTAACAGCAGCAGTTGCTGGTGTACAGTCAGAATCATTTACACCATACCCTAATGCAGAAAGTACTGGTATTTTAATTGGTGTTCTTTCAGTTAGGAATGATATTGTTGATGACGGTGAGTATCTAACAAATCCAAATTATGCTAAATTTACACTGGTTTCAAAATTTGGTGAAAGTTTTGGTGGTACAGGTGGGTTGTCAACAACTACGCTTCAACAAGCCTATGATAATTCAACAACACCAGAAATTTCTATAAATTCTGCATTAGGTGCTTTAAGTGTAATTAATGGAACAGGTAATGCTGATAAAGTTACTAACTTATTTGAGGGTGAAGGTGCTACAAATAACTTAACTTCATTTATTAGAGCTGATGGTTTGATTTCTGGTTCTAGCTTAGCAACACCTAGCTTTTCAGCTAATAGTGTTGGTATGAGTGCTAGCACTATTCTTGGAACAACTGTTTCGGCTACAACATATCAGAATTTACCATTTAATAGTTCGGATTATTTACCAATATCTGGGGGAACCGTAACTGGTGCCACAAGATTTACTAGTGGGTTAACTGCTAACACGTTTAGTGCTACGACTATTTATAGTCCAACACTAGATGATTTCTTGTACGATAAGTTCATGACGAACCAATATGCGTATTTCTTACCTTCAGATGCTACAGCAACGTATAGTGGTCTTAGAACTGTTGGTGGTACTATTTTATCTGTTGGTACTGTTTCATCATTGGTTGAAAACCCTATGGGTATATTATTTACAACGGCAGCTGCTGTTGGTTCAGTGGCTGGTCAATACGGTACTGTAATTGGTGGTTCATTATTAAGTACTAACTTCCAATTTGAAATGATTAGAAAATTCAGAATAAACACAAACAACGGTAACCAAAGACTTTTTGTTGGGATTTCATCGTTATATTCTAGTGCTGCACCAACAAATGTTGACCCGTTGACTTTGATTAATAGTATTGGTGTTGCTAAATTACAAAGTGGTGGTACGCTTAACTTTGTTTGGAATGATAGTACTGGTACTGCTAGTTATTTGGATTTAGGTTCAAACTTCTTAGGTACGGCAACTTCAGTAACATATAAACTTAAAATATCTAAAACATTTGGTGTTGCTGCTATAAATTTAGAATTAACACAGGTTAATAACACTACGGGTGCTGTGTTGACAACTGGAACGACAATAAATAGTGATTATAATACTGGTGTATCGTATTACCCAGTGGCTTGGATGGGAAATAACACAGGGGTTTCTGGTGCCGTATCTTTTAAAGATTATGGTTGTCAGTTATTCAAACGAAACGCAATTAGTTCATAATGGAAGTACTATATAGAATAAATAATAACGGAACAATCATTAAGAATGGTGTTGCTATTCCTATGATTGAAGGTACAACACTTCACGAGGAATATGTTCAATATCTAAGAGATGGTGGTACTGTAGTACAAACTGATGAGCAAACTAGTGCCGATACAGAACTTTTATATGTTATACTACCTAATGTTGTCGATTTGAATGGCGAGAACAATACACAAGCTGTTACAAATGTAGTCAATATAGACCCTGTAGTTCCAACAACGCAATTGGTAACACCAGAAGGTCAACCTATTAGTAGTACTATGGTTAGTACAGTACAAACAGTAATAGAATCAGCAGTACCTAACATTGAGCAATTACCTCAAATTATTGATACAATTGATGCTAATGATGATAAGAATATAAAAATTGGTAAGAATACCTTGATTAAAAATAAAAAGGGTATTGATAATGTTGCGGTTGGTTTTAACGCTCTTAATCAAAATATTAGTAGTGGAAATGTTGGTGTTGGTAAAGGTTCGTTAGCAACTAGTAGAGAAGCCGCTAACAATACTGCTGTCGGTAGACACTCTTTGGCTGGATTGGCTAGAGGCACTGATAATGTTGCGGTTGGTTCGAACGCTGGTAAGGTAACAAAAAAAGGTCAAAACAATAATCAATCATTTGGCTCTGTTTTTATTGGTGCCAATACAAGACCTTTAGAAGATAGTAGTAAAAATGAAATTGTTATTGGTGTTGACGCTATTGGAAATGGTTCGAATACAACAACAATTGGTAATGAAAAAACAGAAAAAACAATAATCCATGGTGTTCTTAAATCTGACGGATATTTATCTAGTGATGGTTCTGTGGGTATAACAGCAACATTTAAAACTATTGATGGGTTAATTGTTACAATAAAAAACGGATTGGTTGTATCAATTAAATAAATCCATATATTTATATAAAGACAATAAATAAAAAAAAATAAAAACAAAAAACTATGCCAATAAAAGAACCAATAAAAAAAGGAATCGTTAAGAAAGTGTCATTACTTTTATTAGAAGACGGTAAAAATAACACAGGTGTGTTAGAAACAAAAGATGCCATAATAGAATATGATATTCTTGTTTGGAGTGATAAATATGGAACAGTACTTGAGAAAAAAGGTAAAACAACAAAAGAAAAATTAGACCAAACTTTAGTGTTTGATGCTTTATTAGGTTATGATTACGATGTAACCTTAGATTTGACTGTTATTATCAACGGTAAAAGATACCCATTTTTACCAAACTCTCCGTTTAATGACGTGGTAAGTATGATAGAAGATAGAACTGGTAAGGAATTCCAATATTCTACTAGTATTAGTATTCAAGAGCCAGAAGAGAGAAACTTGACTATGGAAGAATATCAGACGACTCAAGAATTTTTAAACTTTATAGATAATTACAGAGATAACGCTGATTACCCAGAACAAAGTAGCCCAGAAGACTTAGCGATTATTGAACAAGCAGAAAATGACGCAATCGAACAAGCTTATCAACAATATCGTTTATCTGAAAGACAAGTAGAATTAGCAACAGCTGAAGCTGAGTACGAAGCTGGTGGTTATATTGATGTACCTTTCTATGTTGTCGCACAATCTGTTATTGATAGGTTTATAGCAAGAAGTTTTAACAATGGTAAATTACCAATAGTGTTAAATGATGTTGTTGACAATGTTAATTATTTGGAAACCCAAGTAAAAGCATTACAAAAACAAATTGAATTAAAGAAAAAACAATCGTTAGGTGCTTTGTTCGCTACAAAAGAAGAAACTAATATACTAACTTATTTTAGAGATGAGGATTTATATAATGAATTGTTAAACCTTGTAAAAGCTTATCAAAAAACAGGTTTAGCTAATTTATCACCTTATAGAGTTGGTGTTTACGAATCATTGAAAGCTGCAACTGATAACCTTATCGTGTTGAAAGGTAAGTTGGAGAACATTAATTTTGTTCCTAAAAGAAGAGAAGCAGCGGCAGCAGCACCTAAAACTGATAACGCTTAAAAATATTAAAAATAAAATAGGATTGAGAAACTTAGTTAGGAGACATGGCTGTGATTTAACATGTGCCATAATGGGATGGAGTACCATTCCTTGTTCGAATGACTAAAGATACAGGATTAAAGAGGTTCGCTTGACGGGCGAACGTGAGGGAGTCGTTAAACCCAAATTGACAACAATGTATCTAGAGAAGATTTAACTCAAGCCATTTAATCTAACTGACTAAATCTTCGGGTTTAGTATAAGAGATTAAATATAATGAGTTAAATCCTATCGAAACTCAATCTGAACTGAGGTAATAGTCAGTAAATAATCGGTAAGTAGTGTCGATAAGTAGGATGGGATACCCATGTTTTGGTAGTAAGGTACCTATCCACTAGTAGCTTTTATACCGATTTAGATTCAAGTAGTCGCATTGTTTTAGTTCGAGAATGGCGAACGAGAACCAGTGGTGTGGGGTGTGCACGAACCATCTAGGCTTCGGCTTAATAAGTGCACATCTGTTGATTGGGCTTCGGCTCAATTGGTTAGTTTTGTTGGAGGGCTTCGGCCCGATAATGAGATGAGCTTTGCTGGCTGAGCTTCGGTTCAGTCAGTGAGGTAGTATAAGATGGGCTTGCCTAGATTATGCTCCGCATCACTGGCTTATTTGGAGCGATGAATGAATTCAAACTATTACCTCTCGGATTAAGAGAGGTTAAGCGAAAAGAACTCTAGAACTCTTTTCGATAAAAACCAGACACCCCTAACTAGTTCAATGGGGTGTCTTCTTGGTCTAAATGACAATCCTTACTCCCCATATAAATCTTTCTTTGGAGAACACTTTTCTCTAATCAATTTTTCCACAAAGGAAAACATTTTCAAACCATTTTCTTCACAATACTTTTTTAATATCTCGTGAGTTGTTGGTGTTATTTTCAAGTTTTTATCCCTTTTCATGATGTTTTTTACTATAAGTATGACAAAAGTATGATAAAAAACACACTAAAACGAATATATCTTTTTAATGTGTCTTACTTTTGAAAAAAACCGAATATTTATAATAAAGAAAACTATAAAGTAAACAATAACATAAAACAAAAAACAAAATTATGTCAACAAAAGTATTCGTAAGTCCTGGGGTATATACATCAGAAAAAGACTTAACTTTTATTACACGTCAAGTTGGTGTTACTACACTTGGTTTAGTTGGTGAGACTACAATCGGTCCAGCTTTCCAACCAATTTTCATTGGTAACTATGGCGAATTCCAGTCTTTCTTCGGTGGTCTTAACGCTACGAAGATTAAAGACAACGGAGCTCCACAATATGAGCTACCTTACATTGCAAAATCTTATTTATCACAATCTAACCAATTATTCGTAACAAGAGTATTAGGTTTTTCTGGATATGATGCTGGTTTATCATGGGGTATCACATTAGATGCGGCTTTAGACCCAGCAACAAAAGTAGTTAACGGTGGTACAACTTATACTGGTGGTACTACAGATGCTATAATTTCATTTACAGCAACATCTGCTGGAACTATGGTGACTTTGGTTTCACCAGAACCTTTAATTCAAACTCTTATAAATGATGGTACCTTAATCGGTAGTTTATCTTTCTTAGGATACGCTTCTGTTGGTAACACTGCTAACGTTGGTCCTTTCTATACAAAAACAGGTAATGTTTTTGATGGTGTAGAATTTAATCTTTATGTTGACGCAAAAGGTGCTGACCCATCTGGAGCTTTCATTACTGGTACTACTAGTGGTGTAAGTATCACATATTCTGGTACAGGATACGCTGACGTAGAAAACAAATTAGTTGCTTTATTACGTTCTAGAGGTGGTATTAACATCGACACTCAATTACCTTCATTTGAAGTGACTGGTGCGACTGGTGTTGTATTTGACCCAAATATCACTGGTGCTGTTTCTGACCCATTAGGCGATTTCTCTTTAACTGGTGTGTCTACAACTCAAGGTGCTTTTGCTAACTTGATGTCTTTGGATAAGACTAAGAAAAACTACTTACCTAGAGTATTAGGAAGAAGCGTTCAAAATGGTAATACTCCATTGTTCGTTGAAGAATTCTATAACAAAATGTTTGAATCATTAAACACTGCCGATAAAATTAGAGGTGTAAAACAAGTTGTAACTAACTATGGTGTTGAATTTAGAGATTACCAACAAGAATACAGCCCAGCTGTTACACCTTATGTGGTATCTGAGTTACGTGGTACGAAATTATTAAGATTGTTCAGATTCTGGACTATTTCTGATGGTAATGCAGCTAATGAGCAATTCAAAATGTCTATTAGAAACATTAAACCAGATACAAAAGAGTTTGACGTAGTTATTAGAGCTTATTACGATACTGATGCTCAACCAACGGTATTGGAATCATTCAGTCGTTGTACTATGGACCCAACATCAAATAATTACATTGCAAGAAGAATTGGTACTCTTGATGGATTGTACCCTTCTAAATCTTCTTATGTTCTTATTGAAATGGACGATACATCTGATACTAACGATGCATTCCCAGCTGGTTTCATGGGTTACCCAATTCGTGATTACCAATTAAACAACCCAACAGTTGTTGACCCTAAATTAACATACAAAACTGAATATAGTGCGTTTGAAAACAAGCGTAAATTCTACTTAGGTCTTTCTGAGACAGTAGGTATTGATTCTGACTTCTTTGATTACAAAGGTGTTCCTCAAACTACTGACCCGAATTTATGGACTGGTATGACTAATGGTTTCCACATGGATATCGATGCTAGTGCTGCGACAATTGACAACGTTACTATCGTAATCAATAACACAGGTGGTACTTATAGTCCAATCTTCTTGTTCGATACAGGTGACTGGCAATTTAGAACTGACGCTGGTTTAGTTAACGGACCATACGAAAAAATTTACGCTCGTAAATTTACATTTGCACCATTTGGTGGTTTTGATGGATGGGATGTTTATAGAACTAGAAGAAGTAATATGGACAGATACATCATCAATGGAACTTACGGACAAGCTGGTTTAAATTCTGGTGCATTTACCAACAGAACGCTTACTAACGGTGACTTAGGAATCAACTCTGATTACTATGCTTACTTAGAAGCTATTTGGACATTCAAAAACCCAGAAGCTGTTAATATCAACGTATTTGCAACTCCTGGTATTGATAACTTGGATAACTCTAACTTGATTGAAGCTACAATCGATATGGTTGAAACTGATAGAGCTGACTCATTGTATATCATGACAACTCCAGATACTGATGGTGCTGGTGATGTAATGACAGTTGAGGATATCACAGACTCTTTAGATGGAATGTATGATAGTAACTACTCTTGTACTTACTGGCCTTGGATTCAAGTAAACGATACTGAAAACAACGTTTACATTTTCATGCCACCAACTAGAGACGTTGTAAGAAACATTGCACTTACTGACAACATTGCTTTCCCATGGTTCGCAGTTGCTGGTATCCAACGTGGTGATGTTGATGCAATCCAAGCTAGAAAAAAACTTACTCTTTCTGAAAGAGATGTTCTTTACGAAAACAGAATTAACCCAATCGCTACTTTCACATCTGACGGTATCAAAATTTGGGGTAACAAAACTCTTCAAGTTAAAGAATCTGCTCTTAACAGAATCAACGTTAGAAGATTGTTATTACAAGCAAGAAAACTTATTTCTGCTGTTGCTATCAGATTGTTGTTCGAACAAAACGATAACGTGGTAAGAAACCAATTCTTAGCTCTTGTGAACCCAATCTTGGATAACATCAGAAGTGAAAGAGGTTTAACAGACTTCCGTGTGGTTCTTTCAAACGACCCAGAGGATATCGACAGAAACCAATTGACTGGTCAAATCTTCTTGAAACCGACCAGAGCTTTAGAGTTCATCCAATTAGAATTCGTAATTATGAACACTGGTGCGTCTTTCGACAACATCTAATCATAAAAACATATTTAAAACATCAAAGCCTCCGATTTGGAGGCTTTTTTGTTTTATGTGATATTTATAGTAAAAAGAATATGGCGAAGCTAAAAATTACACAAAAACAATATGATGCAATTATTTTAAACGAACAAAAAAGTCGTTTAAATATCATTACTGAAAACACAAAGGAGGTGCTTTTAAGCGTTGCGTCATTAGCTGGTGTTAAATTGTCTGGTCAGAATGATTACATTGCTAAGGAAGCCTTAAAAGATGGAAAAACGATAGATTTGATTAAGTCAACGCTTGAGAGTGAGGATAAGTTAAAAGAGTTGGCCGATAGTATGACTGAAAAGGGTATGAAAGACCCGAATTCGTTTTTATCTAAAAACGCTGACAGTATAGTTAAAAAATTTAATGATATTTCTGGGGGTAAAAAACTTGATTTTATATCAGTTACAAACCTAAAGAAATTAGGTGGTGAGTAATTCACACAGTAAATCATAAACAACATCTAATACTTCTTGGGTGTTTAAATTTGAGGTGTCTTCCTTTGTTGCTAATTTTTCATTGTATTTAATCAAATATATTTCATGAAATTCTTCGATTGGTAATGGTTTATCTATGTCATTTTTGCTTAAAATACCATAAACAAACCCACAAACAGTTTTACCGTCAATATATGTTACCCAATCACAAATATCCAAATGTTCATCAAGTGCTTTGTCGTATTGGTTAACTAATTCTTCTTTAGTAATTTTTATTTCTTTCATGATATTTATAGTTAAAGACAAAGATACTAAAAAATTTTGACTATTTCAAGTTATTTTTAAAATTCGTCATATTTATAGGTAAGACAGAAAGAAAAATAATTTTCAAAAAAATAATTCTTATGATATTTATTAATAAATAAGAACAAACAAAAATTTAAAACAAATACAACATGGCTGATTTATTGATGAAAATGCCCCTACCTTACGAGCCTAAGAAAAAGAATCGTTGGTTAATTACATTCCCAGCAGACCTTGGTATCCAACAATGGTGGTTAGCATCTGCTTCTAGACCTTCAATCACACAAAATGAGGTTGAAATTCCATTCCTTAACACATCTACATGGGTAATCGGTAGATTTACGTGGGAAGCTATTGATGTAACATTCCGTGACCCAATCGGTCCGTCTGCTACTCAAGCAATTATGGAGTGGGTTCGTCTTCACTCTGAATCAATCACAGGTCGTCAAGGTTATGCGGCTGGTTACAAACGTCCAGTTGAACTTGAAATGCTTGACCCAACGGGTGTTGTTATCGAAAAATGGTTACTTGATGGGACTATGTTAACAAACGTTGGATTCGGTGATTTATCTATGGATGATGACGGTATCGCTGAAATTACTGCGACACTTAGATTCGATAGAGCTATCTTATTATTCTAAGAAATAATGTCAAAGGCTAAGAAAGAAGGTAAACCTAAGAAAAATAGAGGTAACCTAGTTAAACGTCTTAACATGATTAAGAAAAACGAAGAAATACTTAAACAATACACATCAAACCTCTAGTAATAGAGGTTTTTTGTTTTATTGAGATATTTATATTAAAAACTTATTATGAGAAAAACAGACAAAAAATTAAATTTTAAAAAGGTTAATTTATTGGCCGAGCAAAGATATTTGGAAACTAAAGGGATTGTTGAATCATTTCATCAAGCAGATGGTACACCAATCGGTGTCGATTCGAATCATATGACTATCACAGAATATGGTCAATCAAATAAATTTGATTTGAGACAAGAAGAAAATATGGATGCGTTGATTTCCATGATTCTTAGTTATTTAGGTAAAGAAAAAACAAATAACGCAGCAATTGCAAATGATAACAAGGTAATTCTTTATAATGAGTTAATGAACAGGTTGATGCAAATGTCACCAGCTTCAAGTCTTAACAATGGTGAGAACGGTAGTGAGGTTTATACAAACAACCCAAAAGAAATGGCTAATTATTTGACCAAGTATGGTATGAGTAACTTTGTTCTTATCGATTCTAATAATAGACCTTATACAACTGCTGGTGATGATTCTGAATTAAACGAAGATGGTTTAGGTGACTATTCTAGTGAATTAAGAAGTACTGGTAATTACCCATGGACAACTTTTTTAGGAAGCAAAGAGAAAGGTGAGGATGAAAACAAAAGAAACCAACAGGCTAGTGAGAAATTTAAAGCTGAGTTTAATAATGCGTTTAAAGGTGAGGCCATTGAAACAACAAATGGTAGATACTTTTTTGAAACATTGAAATATACCAACAATTTTGGTAAATACGATTTAATATTTATGAAACCTAAATCTGAAGGTGATTTTAGTGATAAAATGCTTTGGATTAAATTTGACCCTTCAAATGGTTATTATGTTGATTCAAATGACGATATTGAATTAATGGATAAAGATTCGGTAGATAAAGTAATTAATATGTTAGAATATAACAAATAATGAAAGAACCACCTATAGGTGGTTTTTTTATTTTATCCTATTTACAAAAAAAACGGATTTCCTATATTTATTGTTAAATGTTATAACAACAATAAAAAAGTTTTAAAAATGGACAAAAAACCAAACGTTATCCCGACTAGGGACCAAATCAATGCTGCCGCTGAAGAAAAAGCCAAAATAGAGGCTTATGAAATGGAAAAGGCTTTAGTGACTAATAGTATTTATAGCACAGCAGTTGCACCAGAGGATACTCCGCAAGGTCATATGAGTGCTGTTGAAATGATGAGGCAACGTACTGAAAACCAATTACACCAAGTACAACAAGGGTATGCTGTTCAAGACCCGTCTTTAGCTGAAAAAAACGCTACCAGAGCTTATGATGAAGCAGCTAGACAAAAGAATGAAGAACAAATGCGTCTTAGAGATGAGCAACTTAAGAAAAACTTAGAAAACACACAGAATTTTCAAAGACAAACTGAAGAAGCTACAAATAGACATATTCAACAACAACAACAACAAAATCAACCACAAAATATGCAATCTAATAACTATCAAGGTGGATATCAGCAACCTGTTAACCCACCAACACCACCTAGTGTTCCACCAGTGAACAATAACTATGGTCAAAGCTTTGGTGAAAATCCGTCAAATATAAACCCTTATATTTTAGAGATTAGTCAACCAAACTACAACTCACCTTTTGACGTAATTCCTTTACCATCACAAGGTAAGACTTATAAAAACAAGAAAGCTAATATTAAAGTTGGTTATATGACTACAGCTGATGAGAACATACTTACCAGTCCAAACTTGTTACAAAGTGGTGAGTTCTTGGAAATTCTTATCAATAGAAAAATTCTTGAACCAGAATTGAGATATAAGGACCTTTTACCTGGTGATAGAAACGCTATCATGATTTGGTTAAGAGCTACGGGGTATGGTGAAATGTATCCAGTTTCATTGTTAGATGAAAAAGAAGAGGTGTTTGATACTGATATTAACTTGAATGACTTAAAAACTAAAGAATTTGGTGCTGAACCAGATAGTGATGGGTTGTTTAGTTTCACGTTACCTTTGAGTAAAATAACTATTCGTTTTAGGTTCTTAACATGCGGTGATATCGATAGATTGGAAAAAATGGTAGAGAACGATAAAGAGAAAGGTTTATTAGTTAACAACTTAACAACATATAAATTTGAGATGATGATTGTTGAGGTGAATGGGTCGACTGATAGAAACTACATTAGAGATTTTGCTAATTCAATGAGAATTGCAGACGCAAAAGCTTTTGATAATTACATTGACGAAATAGAGAGTGGCATCGACTTAAACATAGAGGTGACGACCCCTGGAGGAGGGTCTATCGCCACCTTTCTTCCACTTAACCTCAACTTTTTTTGGCCTAACATCCGAATATAAAGTACCGTTACTAGAAGAAATATATATTTGCACACAGTACCTTAAAGGTTTTAACTACTCAGATGTTTTGGTTATGCCGACATACGAAAGAAGATTCTTTTTAGGGTTACTTAATAAAGAAGCTAGAGAAAGAGAAGAAAGGGCTGAGGAACTTAGAAATAAAACTCAAACCAAAAACTCAAAAGGTTCTAGAACAACTAGGGTAACTGGGGATGCATTAAAAAATAAAATAAAATCGGGTGATATACCAACAACCTAATAAAATGCCCACATAAAAGTGGGTATTTTTGTTTTATATGATATTTATTAACAAAGAATAAGAACGATGATTAAGAAACTTAAAATCACTGAATCCCAATACCAAAGATTATTGGCTTCAATAAATGAAACACCGTTTGACAAAATGATTAAATCTAACGTCAAAGTTGGTGATGTAATTGCTATTACTTGGAAGGGTAGTATGAACAAATTTAAAGTTGTTGATAATATTGGAGGTCAAATAATTATGGATAATATCGATGAAGGTTCAACAAACTCAGATTTTAGATATTTCTTGGTTTTTACTTCTTTAAATGGTGATGATTTACAATTAAGGCGAGTTCATAAGACAAATGAAAAAGATAAACTAGATGGAGATAAGTCAGCGTGGGCACCATATACTGCTAGAGATGTTACAAATATTCAAATTATCAGAGATGGTAAAGTAATTGATACTGTAGACCCAGTTTCACCTAGTGCTGAAAAACAACAAAAAAAAGGTATTAAACCAAACGCTGAGGTTGATGAAAAATTGGCTAAAAAAATTGATGACGATTTGGCTATAATTATGGATTCTATTTCTGAGAATAAAGGGCTAAAATTAATGTTTAATCAAGGTGAATTGGTCTTTTGTTGTATTAATAAAACAAACTATACTTTTACTTTTGAAATAAACCAGGGTACAAATAAAATTCTTCCAGACTTAAATTCGTGGGATACTTTTATTTTAGAATTAAAGGGTGACCCTAACGATGAAACCCAAAGTTTATATGCGTTAAATAAAGATGTTGTTTCTACTATTGATAATGGTGAGACATTTAATTTATTATTTAATGTTATCTCTGGCGAAAAAAAACAAAAAATAAATATTAAAGGTATCAAAGGTGTTTCACCAATGTCTTCATGTGAAGGTGATGAAGAAGATGGGGAAAAAGATTTAAAAGATAAAACACCAGAGGAATTAAAATATGACGCTGAAAAGGTTTACCAAATGGTTTTAAATGACCCAAGTATGAAAGCTGCGTTTTATAAGCAACCAACATTTTGGCAAGCATTTGTGGCTGAATTAATGGGTAAAAAACCACCATCTCCAACTGGTATTGTACCTGTATTAGATATAGTTAGTAAATATACTAGCAGAAAAGTAAATGAAAAGATTGGTGAAGGTTTTCAATTTAAAGGTGAGGTTTTATATCGTCCAATAACTCCAGTTCAAATTAATTATAAAGCAAAACAAGGGAATATTGAGACTTATTCTATTGGTACAGATAGGACCTACAAAATAGATATAAGAAGATTTGAGATTAATCAAGTTGGTAAGGTTTTAATGACTAATTTCGATAATCCAGATAACTACAAATTAAGAATTCTAGTAAAAGAAAAAACCGAAAATCCTAATGTAAAAATTTGTGACGTTGAAATCGTTCAAAAAAAATCTAACGATAATTTTATCGTAAAAAGTATTGGTGATGAAGGTAAGAATGTTAAGATTGAGTTTTTAAAATCTGAAGGTTATATACCACAAAAAGAAGAAGAAAAAAAGTAATAGATTATGACCTTAAAAGAACAAAGAGAATTAACGGAATTATTAAAAGAACAAGCTAGACTACAACAAGAGGTTAGTCGTAGTATTGAGGATTATATGAAAGGTGTTGAAGACCTTAAAACAATCCAAAAAACTATTAATAAGAACAAACAAATAGAGCTGCAAATCGAAAGAGAAATTGCTAGCTTAACTGGTGATGAAAAGGTTGCCGCTGAAATCAAACTTAAGATTTTAAAAGAGCAAACAGCTGAGATGGAAAAACAAGGTAAAGCATTACAAGGTGCTTTGGCTTCTGTTAATAAAAAGTCTTTGGCTGGTGCTAAACTTATGGGTGAGGCGGCTAAAGGTCTTGGTAAGGCGTTTGTTGGTTTACCTGGATTAATACAATCGGCTTACGGTAAAATTAAAGGGTTAGGATTGTTTGAATTGGATAAATCCATGAAACAATCTGCTTTGTCTATGGGTATTCTTTCTAAGGGTACTGAAGGTTTTAGAGCTACAATAAAAGGTGCCGCACTTCAAACCAATATGATTGGTATTGGTATCAAAGAATTATCAGTATTACAATCAACATATAGTGAGCAGTTAGGTAGAACGGTTGAGATGAGTCAACAAGGTTTAACTTACTTGGGTCAAATGGCTGCTGCTACTGGGTTAGGTGCTGAAGGTGCTGCTCAAATGGCTGCCGAGTTTGAAAACCAAGGTTTATCAGCTGAAAGAACTGGTCAATTCATTGAACAGACCATGAACGACACCCATAAAATGGGGTTAAATGCAACGAAGGTTGTTAAGAACATTCAAAGCAACATTAAAATGCTTAACCGTTATAATTTTAAGGACGGTGTTAAAGGATTGGCTAAAATGGCTGGACTTGTTTCTAAATTAGGTGTTAGTATGGATTTTGCGGCTGGTATGGCTGATAAACTTTTTAGTGTTGAAGGTGCTGTTGATATGTCTGCACAATTACAAGTAATGGGTGGTGAATGGGCTAAAATGGCTGACCCGTTCCATTTGATGTATATGGCTCGTAACGATATGGCTGGATTAACTGAAGAGTTGGGTAATGCAGCTGCTGCTTCAGCTAAATTTAATTCTAAAACTGGTGAGTTTGATTTAGGTGCTATGGAAATGCATAAATTGAGAATCATTGCGGAACAAACAGGTGTTGCTTATGATGATTTGGTTACAGCTGGTAAAAACGCTGCAAAATATACAAAAATTAAATCACAACTTAACTTTAGTCTTGGTGGTGGAAAAGATGCTGAAGAGCTAAAAGAATTTATCACAAACAAATCTGTGTTGAATAAAAATGGTGAGGCTAGTATCATGATTAACGGTCAACCTAAACTACTTAAGCAGATGAACGAGCAAGATAAACAAATCTTGAAAGCTCAAATGGCTGAAACTGCTACAATGGAAGAAAGAGCGAAACAAGCGTCTACATTTGATGAGCAAATTACATATTTAATTAATCAGTTGAAGGTGTTCTTATTACCATTGGTTGAAACTATGAACAAAAACTTAATACCTAAATTACAAGGGTTAAGTGATAAGTTTACAATGAAAGGTGGTTGGGGTGAAAAAATAGAAAAATTTGCAACGATGGTTGGTGAATGGGTTAGCTCAATAGCTGGATTTATGATTGAGTGGCCAAAGTTAACCGCTGGTCTTTATCTATTCGCTAAAGCGGCACCTACTATCGGTAAGGTAATTGGTTTCTTTTGGGAAAGAGCAAAATGGTTCGGTAATGGTATTCAATTAGGTTTAGGTTTTAATAGTGTTGCTAGTGCTGGTGGTGGTGGTGATGGTGGTGATATTACCGATATGCTTGGTAATGGTAAGAAAGGTGGTAGATTTAGTAAAATGTTTGGTAAAGGTAAATTCGGAAGACTTAGAAGTGCTTCAAAAATTGGTAAGTTTGCCAAGGGTTGGGGTGGTGCTGGTGCTGGTTTGCTTTCAGCTGGACTATCTGGTTATGATGAATACACCTCAAATAGTGAAGCTGGAATGGATACTGGTGAAAATGTTGGTAGAACAGCGACAAGGGCTACGACTTCTGGATTAGGAGCGTGGGGTGGTGCTGCTGGTGGTGCTGCTATTGGTACTATGATTTTTCCTGGTGTTGGTACAGCTATTGGTGGTTTATTAGGTGGTATTATCGGTGGTTTAGCTGGTGATAAAGTTGGTGATATTGGTGGTGATGCGTTGTTTGGTGGTTCGGCCAAAAAAGGACTTCACGATGGTTTATTTTCTAGTCCAGTTCATGATGCTACATTTGGAATGGTTGGTAGTGCTATTGGTGGTGCTTTAGGTGGCCCGTTAGGTGCTTTGGCTGGTGGTTATTTTGGTAGTGACTTCTCTGAAGGTAGAGGTGTTATACAAGGCGGTAAAATAACACCAATTGATAATAAAGACGACTTATTAGCGATGAAAAAAGGTGGTGCTATTGATAAAGCAACTCAAAATTCTAGTAGCAATGTTCACCACACATTTGGTGAAATGACAATCAATGGTTCTATTACAGTACAAAGTCCAGGAAATCCTGGAGCGAGTGTTGACTTGATGAAGAATGGTGAATTCAAACGTGAAATTACAAGAGTTATTACTTCTGAGTTAGAAAAACAAAAAGCTGGTGGTAAAAATAAAGGTCAATAATGCTTGATAATCAATTAGTTGAGAAATACTTTTAAAAACTTTTACATATTGCTTGACTTTGTGGTGAAAAAACCGTATTTTTGTACATATAAAAAGTATACATATATAATATAAATTAATAATAATATAAATAATAAATATTAATATATAATATTTTAAAATTAAGGCACAACTTGTGCCTTTTTTTGTTTTATATACTTTTAATCTTCAACAATCATTTATTTTCTCAAAAATTTCAGTACTATAGTATTTATATAGAAACAATGTAAGTACTATGCCAATATTTTATAATACATCAGCACCAACACCAACTACAAAGAATACTATCAATAGTGTTACTGTGGGTACAGGTGGTGGTATTCGAGATTTTTTATTGAATCTAAATTTATTACCAGTTTATCCTTTCTTATCAACTTCATTAAATGGTAGTCCGAGAATTGGTGAACCTGTGTTAGACACTATGGTTGGTACTGGTAGTGTTGTTGTTCCAATTGGGTTACCTTTAGAGACCAACGGAATTCTTTGGAAAGATTTGAATGTGATTATGAATACGTTTCAAAATGATTCACCAATTGCAAATGAATTAAAAGACATAGATATGATTAATGTGGTACCAAATACTGATTTTGGTACAGCGTATTGGCCACAAGGTATTCAATCATACCCAACTTCAGCAACAGACCAAGTAAGTCAATATGGTTTATTAGGTAAAACTACCAACGCTCAATATTTAAAAGATAATACAATCAAAAACCTTTATTTAGATGCTAGCAAACAAATTGATATGTCAGCATTTATTAGTTTACAACCTTTAAACATCTCAACACAAATAGGTGGTTATTTAGACCAATATGGTGCGTTGAATCTAGGTGGTAGTGGTGCTGTTCAAGCTGCGAATGTAATCGGAAGCGTTTTAAATGGACAAGGTTTAGGTTTTGCTAAAGGTGGTGTTGTTACAAACTTCGACATTAGGTCTTCATTGGCTGGTAGAGTATTAGGTGCTGCTGGACTTATCAACGATACAAAGTTAGGTAAGATTGGTGGACAACAATTAGCATTAGCATTAGCAAACAACGCTGCATTCAACGTTCAGCAAGAAATATTAGGGACATTAAACGTTCAAGACAATATTCTTAGTTTGGTTAAAGGAAATGGTTTTGCTGGGTTTAGACCAAACTACAAAATTACAATACCAAAAAGCACTGGTGGTAAGATATTCAACGCTGCCGCTAGTATATTAGGTTTTACCATACCTAGAAGTTATCTAGAAGACGATGGTTCTCTTTTTCAATCAGAAAGCGGTGAAGTGGAAAACATAGATAGAGCCAACGCAATGATTGTACATACTGGTAAAGGTCAAATACAAGCCCTTTTAACGAACATTAGAGCGAATCAGTTAGGAATTAGTCCACAGGGGTATGATAGTCCTTCTAATTCACCATTTAGGGTTGGTTATGCACCAGCATATAAAAACAACAAAGGGGAAGTTCAAATCACTGACGGTATATTATATGCCTTCTCTCAAACTGGTGGTACTGGTACTATTATTAACCTGTTTGGTAGTGACGATAAAATCATCCCAAATTTAAGTTATACAAGAGAACAAAAAGTTAGCGAATCTGGATTTAAGAGTCCAGAAGAAACGTTTACTGGCCCAAGAGGAAATACAGGGTATGACGAAAGAAAATTAAGTGATATTGGGTTTTCATGGACTACTGGTACTGGTGGTGCAGTTAATAATATTGAAGAATATGATGAATTACTTGGTGATAAAAAATCTTTATTGGTTAAAACACAAAAGTTATTCAACAGCAAAGGAATGTTAAATATTGTCACTAAAAAAGGTGATATGAATAAACATTCATCTCAGTTAGAATCAGCAAACGGAAAAGGTTTTTCAAAAGGTAATGCTGTAATGAAAGCTGGTATGTTTGATTTAGAAACTGGAAGATATAAGGGTGAGGAAAATAAAACCGCTGATGAAACATATTGTAGAAGCTGGACAACACTTGATAGATACGACAAAGTAGGTAAAATGGTTAGAAGTCATGGGTTATGGGATAGTGACCACCTTCCTTATAGGTTTAACCTACAAAACTCTGTGTTGGATGAATATGGTTTTGCTAAAATAGCACCATATACAAACGACTCACCAGCAGACCCTAAAAAATTCATGTTCTCTATTGAAAACCTTGCATGGAATGATGATGTTGCAAATTTACCAACGTGTGAACAAGGTCCAGGAGATTTAGTAACAGGTAAAAAGGGTAGAATCATGTGGTTCCCACCATACAATATCCAATTTAGTGAAAGTAACAGTATTAACTGGGAAACAAATAACTTTATCGGTAGAGGTGAATCAATTTATACTTACAACAACACTGAAAGAAGCGGTAGTTTATCGTTTCAAGTTATTGTCGACCACCCAAGTTATGTAAACGCATTTAGAGGTGCAAACGGTCCAGATGACCACTTTGTTGCGTCTTTCTTTGCTGGTTGTATTGACCCTAACAGCAAATGGGCAGAAAGGTTGACTGTTAGTGAAAGAAGCGATATTGTAACTGATACTATAACAACAACACCACAAAGAGTTTTAACACCAGAACCAGATGTGCTTGGGTTAAAAGTTTATTTTCCAAATGATAACTCAGATATTAATTTAGAATATGAAGATGGTCTTAGTGGTGCTGGGATTACTAACTCTATTGATTATGGTGTAAACCTTGACGGTGCTGGCTTCGGTTTGGTCGGGGGTAGTGTCGCTGATACAACACAAAAAGCGATTAAAGGTAATGTACTTAGATGGACTGATAGATATAACTACGGGTTAAATTATTCTAATTGGAATGCCGAACCAAAACAAGGTAGTTTAAAAACAAAATCTATCGTTTGTTCACCTATTGGTACAATAGATGGTTTTTACGACCCAAATAGAGTACAAGTAATGGGTGAATATTTAACAAAAATATGTCCTCATTGTGTTGTTGAGGTAACTGGATATGCTAGTAAACAAGGTTTTAGTACTTCGAATTTCACCTTGGCCAACAAAAGAGGTGATAAGGTATTAGCCCTATTAAAAAAAGAATTAACACCAATATATGAGGCAGCTGGTTTGACAAAAGAACAAATAGAAAAAAGGTTTAAAATTAATCCAGGAAAAGAAAACCCAGAAAGTCCAGGGTGTCCAAAACAAAGTAAAAAATACCCAGACCCACCAACAGACGCTTTTGATTGTAAAAAAGATAGATATGTTAATATTGATATGAAGTTTAGCCCAGAGTTACAGGATGCTGAAACACCAACGCCAGCTTCAGTTACAACAACAACACAAAGAAAAGTTACAAATAAAATAACAAATAGATATTACGGTGAATGTGGTTATTTCGACCAACTTACTGATGCTGACCCGTTTGTTTTTGATAGATTCAGAGAAAAAATAAGATATTTCCACCCAGCGTTCCACTCTACAACACCAGAGGGGTTAAACGCTAGGCTAACATTCTTATTACAATGTACTAGACAAGGTAAAACTCTTGAGTCACAAGGTGCAAACAATTTAGCCTTCGGTAGGCCGCCAGTTTGTATCCTTAGAATTGGTGATTTTTATAACACTAAGATTGTTATGGATAGTGTTAACATTGATTACGAACCATTAGTTTGGGACCTTAACCCAGAAGGTGTAGGTGTTCAACCAATGATTGCAAATGTTAGTATTTCGTTCAAGTTCATAGGTGCTTCTACACTTATGGGTCCATTGAATAAATTACAAAACGCATTATCATTTAATTATTTTGCAAACACACAAGTTTATGACCCTAGGGCTGATTACATCTCTAAGGAAGTACCTAAAATAACAACTAAAAATGATGCTGGTGAAGAAGTTACAACTGACGCACCATTAAGCCCAACTGGATACTATATCCATGATGGTCAGAAAAATATTGCTAACCCAGAAGTGACTGAGATAACATCCGAAATGGTGAAAGATAACACGCCACCATTAGACGATATTAAAAACGCTGAAGTGGCAGCAGCAGCACCAGAAGCTCCAGTTACACCAACACCAACTATTGATGACGAATTAGTTATTGGTTGTTTTGGTATTGACGAGTTCACAACTACCGATACAGGGAAACCAGATGACTTTACAGTAAGTGCACAGTTTAACTGGAGTTCTAAAAAGGATATTCCAGACCCAGTATTAAATAACAGTCACGAGGCTAACATTTATATAGTCGAAGGAAACAATAAGAGAGTAATTGGGAAAATTAAAGTAACTCCAAATACATCAACCAGTGTAACTTTGTATTATTACGAATATGTTGACGGAACACCAACACAGCGTGGTGAACAAACTGTATCTTTTGCTGGTACACAAAATAAAAGTAAAATAAATATACCTGTAGAATTCGGTATTGAAGGTGATGTTGATAAAGGACAATTTGTTATCGACACGTGGGTTGGAAGATACAGTAAACAAGGAAAATTTCTTTGCGAGTGGAAGGATTATGATAATAAAATACAAAGAAATTTTTTAAGACCTTCTAATCCGTAAAAAAAAAATAAATTAAAAAGACATGGCAAATTATTACGATAGATACGGAAGCTTCAGAACTAACGGAAGTATGAAACCAATTCCAGGAATTGACATACCCGTTTCTAGCTCAGATAAAAATATGGTTTATAAACAAGGGTTAACAAGACTTGACAAATTGAGTCAGATGTATTATAATAACCCATACAGTGGTTGGTTAATTATGTTAGCCAATCCAGAATTTGGTGGATTAGAATTCAATATACCAGATATGACGCTTATTAGGATACCTTTTCCTTTTGATAGTGCTGTTGGTAGGTATATAACACAAGTAACAAATCATAAAACATTATATGGCGAATAACTTAAATAACGGAATAGGATGTCAAGCGGGTAGAACAAAAATAGTTGACCCAAATGATTTCAGTGGTTTTAATTCAGAAAGCAATATGTCAGTCCCTTTAGAGGATTTGAATATTTCTGTTGTTTTAAAAACATATAAAAAGGCTAGAACCGTTTTAATGAAAGAAGGTAGCACTGGTAGCTACGAAAGCACAAAAGAAGTCGCAATCAACTTTATTGAAGGTAGTGACATAAACGGTAATAAAGTTTTAACAACAAAATACACAGATTTAACAACAGTTTTTGAAAAAGGAACAATCAATAGTGAAACATTAGGTATTACGAATATTGATATTGACTTTAACTCATCTTATGCACCAATGGTTACAATTAACTTCATTGATGTTAGAGGTAGTTCTATCTTCCAAAACGATGAGGGTATTGCTGGTAGTGGTGGTGGTAATAAATACGCTACATTCTTCCAAATCCCTTACCCAATCTTTGAATTAGAGGTAAAAGGTTATTACGGTAAGCCAGTTACTTACTGTCTACATATGCTTAAATTTAATTCAAAATTTAACTCACAAACTGGTAATTTTGAAATTCAATGTGATTTCATCGGATATACGTATGCGATGTTATCAGATTTATTAATGGGTTATTTGAAAGCGATTCCATTTACTACAATTGGTGAAGCTAAATACGCTAAGTATGACGAAAATAGACCAAACAAAGAACCGATATTGACGCTTGTTGAACTAATGCAAAAAATTAGTGTAATAAACGGTGATATCAAAAAAACAACAATAGATTCCGACAACGCTAAAAAATGGGATAACGCAAAAGAAGCTTTAGACACACTTGACAGACTTGAACAAAATATAAATTCATTGAGTTCGGTATTACAAAACATATCAACAAAATCTGAAAATATAGATAAAAGCTTGTTAATCGTTAGGGATATGTCAGACCTTAATACTAACCAAAAAGTTTTAGGTATAGATACATTTAAGACTGACACTGAAAACAATGTAAAAACATTTAATGATTATCAAATGGGTGCAGTTCTTAATGCTGAAGATTTTAAAAATTTTGAACAAAAAGTAGATAACGGTGGTAAATACACAGAAGTAAGCAAAGATTTGTTTTTGCCGACTGACTCAACACGTGATAGCGAAATAACAACAAAAACTGGACCCCAAAAGGATTTAACTAATTTTAAAACAAAAACTTATAATTATTTGGAAAAATATTATGATGTTGTTGGTGACGTAAAGTTGGTAATTTATAATATGAATTCACTATTTGACAAAATAGATGAAGCTAGGGTTATTGTTGAAAAAAATGGTGAAGACGCTAAAAAAGGGTTAGCTAACGAATTAAAAGAAAAAGTTGCCGAAATATTAGGTTTTGAACCAACAGTTAGAAATATTGTTGAAATCTTCACAGCAGCGGCTGAAGTTTTCATGGAGACAATCTATGATGTGTCAACAAGTGCCGAAAAGAAAGACAATGTAGATAGAATAGCTGAATTAAAAAGCGTATTCTCAACCGACAAAAGTTATGACTTACCAAGCCAAGATACATTCTATGCATGGCCAGATTATAAAGAAAAAGTAGAAAAAATAGGTTACGTACAAAAATATTTAGGTGCAAAAGGTGTTTTGACACATCCAGATAAAGTAGATGAATTATTATTCATTGACGACCTTTTAGCTGCATTTATTAAAGCTAAAAAGGCTGAAGATGAAATTGGTAAGGAATTGGAAAATGAAGAAAAATCATGGTTCCCAGTAAACCCTATCGATTCAATTATATACAATAGCACCGACCCTTATACTAGGGTAGAATTTAAAAACCATTTAGATGTGATGAGACTAGCGGTTATTAGAGGTATGACTTTTTTAGGTTATACAAATGATTACCAAAGTTTATCACCAGCTGAAATGAAAGCAATGGGTGAGGCTGAAGCTGACGCTATTTTAAGAGGTGTTAAAGACGCTAAAATAAAACAAGCGTTAGTAGAACAAGCAAAGTCAGAAACAGCTTTAGATGGATATGTAAAAGTTGAAGGTAAGGGAGCGTTTAATACTGATACACCCGTAATAAAAGCTTTGGGTGACGGATACTATTATCAATATATTTTTGATGGTGGTAACCCAGATACTTTTATGATTATCCCTATAAATAATGGTTTTGAAGGTTTTTGGCCATTCGCAGACCCAGACCAAGCCCCATCTGGTATAACTGAATTAAATCAAAGAGCTGAGAACGGTGAGTATTTGTTTTTAACAAATTGGAGTTGTGGATATTCAAATTCTAGTGATGAATTTTTTAACAAATGGGAAGACGGAGGAATTTATGTCAAAATATTGACAAAGGCTGAATACAGTGATGTAAAAGCAACTTTATATACATTACCAAACGGCATGACCAGTGATAGTAAATTAATACTAGAAGGGTTAAAAGAAGATATTGTGGCCGATGCACCAACTAGCGGCTTTAATGTATTTGGTGGACCATTTGGTATACAAGATTTTAGTTTAATCGACTGTGGTGGTGGTGATGATGGACCTAACGGAATGCCAATGCCTTATTTGTTTTATTCAAACGACTCTGTGAACATACCAAATGGTTTAAGTGGTAAAAGAATGTTAGAAAAAACCGATTACGATTTTAAAGGTAAGCAAATGCTAGCTGATAATAAAAATGATATTTGGGAATTTGATGGAACTACTTTACGTGAAAATATTGGTAAAAACAGAGATTTTTTAAGTAGCCCAAATACTGATGACGTTAGTTACCCATACTTCGAACAACCAGCATTTGACACATGTCTTACATGTACATATACGAATGATGTATCTTATAGAAACGTAGATGATGAAAACTCGTTTAGTTTATTTGGTAGTAAATTTTACTATGCACAAAGCAAATCTAGGATAAAACAAAGCGATGGAAATTTATATGATTCTTCTGAATACGCTAAAGCTTTTTTATTTTTAAATAACCTTCCGTTTAACAAAGGGTTCGATGCGTGCCCATTTAATAATAACGAAATTAAACATTTATTTGACACTAGAGGTGGATTTATTCATGCTCCTAGATTATTTTGTGCATATGTTGGAAGTATTCTTTGGAGATTGAGTTCTTTACCACCAGAAATAACCAATGGTAAAATAACTGGTGGTGGTGCTGGACCTTATGAAGGCACAAATGATGGTGACCCAATCGTATGGACTAAAAACGGTGTTGATATTCTTACTTACTTAGATGCCCCAAATAGAGACCAATATTTAACTTGGTTAGATTGGGGTGAAGCTGATTTGTCAAATTATAAAGAAATAGATACGCCAGACGATATTTTATGGAGATTACCAATACAAGTTAAGAAAGAATTTAAAAGAATGTTCTTTGAATTTGTTAATGGTGATGGCGAATATTCTAAATGGGAGACAATAAAAGAACAAATGGAAATCTTCAAAGGAAACTCAACACAGTTTAATGTTTTTTTTGATACAGTTAGAAATGCTGCAATTGCTAGTTCTAATTGTTATGATTTTTATACGCCAAATTGGGTTTTTGCTAACTCATTATTCCAAAATGGTAAAGATGGTAAAAGTTATGTAATTATATCACCTTTGTATATTAGTGATTGTACGGTAACGTGGGACCACCAAGAATATCATGAGGATTATTTATTCTTAGAAATGGCTGGAACCTATAAAGACAACATCGCACAACAGACTCTTATCAATGCAATGAAAGAAGAAGTTGTGATTGTAAACACTGGTTGGAATATATGGGGTAGTGAGTATGTTAATGATGAACCTGTAGAAAATGCTCGTGAAGAAATATCATGTAGTAAAACTGCTTTTGATACATATTTTAAAGGTTTAACGGAAAAACTTAAAGCAGTTGGTGATGAATTTAGTGAAAGAGAAGTTAACAATCAAATATTAAATGAACTTTTTGGTACAGCAAATGAAGACACAATTAAATTATTATTATATAAACACTGTAAAAACATACACGATAAGTGGTTAGCTGGTGCAACAGACCCAGATAAATTAATGTTCCAATGCGGTAACAAACGAAATTCGACAGATAAAGGTTTAGCTGAGAAATATGGTAACTTAACACCTAGATTTATCGATACTTTTAGATTTGTTAGTAGGTCGTTTGAAGATATTGGTGATTTATTATACATTAACCCATTACCGATTAATAATTATTTGGTAGAAAATCAAAACACATGTCTTTACGACTCTGTTTCTACCTTATTGAATGATAATAAATTCGATTTCATAGCCTTACCAACATTTGTTAACTTCCACGATGATGAAGAGTTAAAATCTATTTTTAAACCATATGATAGTTACGAAAAAGCTGTGGCTGAAGGTTCATGTGGGCCATCATTTGTTTGTGTGTATGTTGGTGAAAAATCAAAACACTTAGCAATCGCAAATGCTGATTACCCTAATGATAGTTTTGACCTTAGATGTATTAACAATAGTCTTGTTGGTAATGTACCAGAAGATTTTATGAAAAATAGTGAGGCAATTAATGGACAATTCTATGAAGACCCAGTTGGTGTTTTCACAGTTAAATATAGTCAACAGAATCAAAATGTATTCAAAGACATTGTATTAGACCAAAGTGAATTTACAGAAACTGAAGAATCGTTACAAATCATTGATGATATATCACAAAAAGGCTCCGAAACTAACAGAAGTTTAGCTGGTCAAAACTTATATAACGTATATTCGTTAAGAAGTTATACCGCACAGGTCGAAATGATGGGTAACGCCATGATTCAACCAATGATGTACTTTCAGTTAGATAATATACCTATGTTCCATGGTGCCTATATGGTTACCCGTGTAAAACATTCAATCAAACCTAACACCATGTCAACAAATTTTACGGGTGTTAGGATTAAATATAGTAAAACACCATTGGTTGAAGCGATGGATGTTTATATGGATTTATTAGATACGTTAGATACATCACAAGCCAAAGGTGGTGGTTCAGCACTTAAGAGTGGTAGTTACGCACCTATCGTTAAAACACTTATTGAAAACGGAAGTTTGAATAGTAATATCGAATCACCAAACGGTAACATTGCAATGGCTAATATTGGTGATATCCCTGGAATTAGCTTTGTATTGAATCCAGATAGAAGATTATTATCTGAAGCTGCCAAACCTTTAGAGGAAATGTTAAAAGATTGGGCAAAATGGATGAGTGAAAATGGATTTAAAGTAATTGCTGGTACTAATGTATATGCTTATGTTACATCTTTGTTCAGAGTAAACACATACAACTCACCACACGGATGGGGTATTGCTGTCGATTTACAAATGTTTGATAAAGCTGGTAAAATATTCCCTAATACTAATGAAACAGGTAGTAAGGCAGAATATTTCAGCTTTAAAACAAACCCAGCCTTACAATGGTTATACCAACATTCATATGAATATGGTTACGTACAACCTTATTGGGCTAACAACGGTGAAAAAGTAGGTAAAAAAGCTGGTGAAGAACACTGGCATTGGGAATATCACGGAAAATCAGCAATATGTATGTTAAGAAAAAGACCAATCCCAGCATTGGGTAATAACTCAGCTAGTGATAACCCAGTTAGTGAAATTAAAGAGTCTAAAATCAAAAGCTTTGTTAAAAACCCTAAAGGTAAAGACAACAAAGAGGCTGTTTACACAGGTTGTGATTACTTAACAGTAAAAGCTAGTGATTATGCAAATATGGACGGTGGTACTGTTATTGAAGGTGGTGCAGCTGATTATTGGGCCTTGGTTGCTATCTGTTCAATGGAAAACGGTACAGCACAAGGTAGATGTGACGTTGCTCAATCAATATATAATAGGTTGGCTTCTAAAAAATACAACGGAGACAGTATTAAAGCATTGATTGTGGCCAAAAACCAATACGAACCAGTTGAAAGAGCTGTAGCGGAGTTTAACGCTATAAACTCTAAAAATACGGCAATTAAAGCCGTACAAAAGTCAAAAAGTTATACTTTAGAACAAGCAACAACAGCGATAGATAACACTATTAACGCACTTAAAGACCCAGCTTTGATTCAAAATTCAGCAGCTTGGGTTGGAGGTAGAACCGATTTTTATTCAGATACAATTAAAGACCAAATACCTTCAAATGGTATTGGAATAAAATCAAGAGAAGGCCAAACATTTGGTTGGTTCGTAGGACCAGGTTCAATTGCCTATGGTAATACATCACCAGGTCCAGCAACATTTAGTGCTAGTGCATAAAAATTTGTTTTATTAAAAAAGATTTAGTACCTTTGCAGTATGAAGATTGCAAATATAGTTTCAAATAACAAGATAAATGTTTCAGACGAATTTAATGTAGTGGAGTCCTTGGGTGAAATAATCCAAGGGCTACCTACGTTAATAGTTGGTTTTGATTACGTTAATAAACACTACCCAGATTTTGATATTATGGAAAGGTGTTTAGAAGATAATTTATATTGGACCTTCAAAAAAACTGAAAAAAGAGATGAATACCAAGAAGGGTTATCATGGTTTGTTTCTAAAGTATATTCAGATTTAACAAAAGAAGTTACCTACATATTTGTAGACCCAATCCAATACAACAAAAGGACAATTCGTAAAATTATTCGTAAAATAAATAGTATAGAAAAAAAAATTACGTTTTTTCATAAAGATATGGCCTATATTTATGGTGAAAAATTCGTATTCGGGATTGATTTTAAACTTTTGAAATACATGGGTCTGAACATCGAAAAAATAAAAGAGAAAATTAAGACAAAAAGTTCAGTCTTTTTGGGTGATGAAGAGATACTTATAGAATATAAAAAAACTGTAATTGAACTAGAATATCCAGTTCGATACATTCCGTATTTATTTTCTATAAGACATGAACAAAACAATACTATTAGCGTCATTCATATTCCCAGAGAGGGTTGAATGGTTTATTAGCTATTTAGATGCTAAATTTAAGATTTCAAAAGACAAAGTGTTTTGCTACAAAAACCTAGATGATGAATCTAAGGTTATCATGACTTTTAAATTATCTATACCAGAGGATAAACCTTTAAACCTTAAAGACTTATTCCCAAGTGCTGTGCCAATCCATAAAAAGGGTAACGCATTATACACAATCAACGCACTTAATAAATTGATTGAAGAAAAGTACCCAGAATCAGTAGGAAACATCAACAATAAATCAGTAAAGATTGATTGGGATGAGTATCAAAATAAAATGATACTAACAAACGGTGACGAACTCTCGATTTTCAGTATAACTAGGGTTTTTTAATGATTTTGTGATATTTATATAAAAAGATAAATTACAAATTAAAAAATAGACCATGGAAAATCAAAAAAACAATACTGATTTGAAAAAAACGGATAAACTAGGGAATGCTCTAGATAGTTTTTTAAATACTGAGAACCAAGACCCAAACTTAGATTGTAGTTCTGGTGTTTGTGTAATCAAAGGCGATAAAAGCCTTATTGAAAGAATCAATAAAAAAATAATTACCGAAGACGGTAGACAGTTATTATTCTAAACACATACAATGAGAAAGAAAACTAAATTAAACCCAGAATTACTAAAAGAAGAACTTAACAGATTTAAACTTTTGGAAAGATACGACTTTTACCACGAGGAAAAAGAAGCTCCAGAATACGAAAAACCATTATTGTTAGGTAGAGAATTAGAAGAAGCTGATGAAGTACCTAGTGATTTAGAACCAGCTGATTCAGAAGCTGCCGCAAATAATATTGCAGCTGATTTGGGTGTAGACCCAAATGCTGAAGGTGGTGAAGACACAGGTGATGCTGCTGACGTAGCACCAGAAGGTGACATGTCAGAACCAGAACCAGCAATTGAAGAACCAGCAATTGAAGAACCAGCAAGTGATGAAGTTGAAGTAGATGTTACTTCTATTGTTAAAGGTTCTGAAGAAGCAAAAGTTGCTGCTGATAACGCTAGCCAAAATTCAGAAATGCTTTTACAAAAGTTAAATGATTTAGAAGCTCGTATTGCAA